CTGTGAGAAGTGCGGCCGCTGGATGCGGATGGTCTACACGCCAGCGGCGATTGTGTTCACCGGCAAGGGCTGGGCAAAGAAGGACCGAGCAAAGAAGGAGGGCAAGTGATCAAGTGGAAGTGTCTGATCTGCGAGACAAAGCAGCAGAGCGAAGTCAAGCCAGGGATCGGGCAGCGGCTGTGCCTGAAGTGCAAGGTGAACCACTACAAGCGGCTGGTGGACATCTACAGGCTTGAGGGCGGCTGCAAACTGAGTGAGGCGAAGCTGCTCTTGGAGCAGGCAAAGAAGGAGGCAAAGGCGTGAGCAAGCAATACGAGTTCGTCAAGGCAGAGCAGCGCAGTCCTGAGTGGTTCGCACTTCGGGCTGACGGCATCACGGCAACTGAGGTCTCAGTCATCGCAGGGCTGAATCCGTACAAGACGCCGTACCAGCTCTGGGCTGAGAAGCTTGGGAAGTTCCAGCCAGACCCTGTAGGTCCTGCCGCCGTTCGCGGCATCCTGCTGGAGAACGCAGTGGCTGAGTTCTACGAAATGGAGACTGGCCGCCAGACACGCCGCAGCAACGGCATTGTCCGGCTCAAGCATCTGCCGTGGGTTATGGCGTCGCTGGACCGCACCATCGTTGGCGAGGACGGCTTGGTGGAAATCAAGACCAGCACCTCACCTCGATGGAGCCTGCACCCTGTGCCGCCAGAGGTGGTCGCGCAGGTGCAGTGGCAGATGTTCGTGACCAACGCACCGTGGTGCGATGTGGCGGTGCTACTCGGTGGTCTGGTCTTCCGCATTGAGCGGGTGAAGCCAGACGCCGCGTATCAGGCGCAGCTGTATCGCAAGGCAGAGGAGTTTCGCGAACTGCTCGCCACCAACACGCCGCCGACCTTGCAAGGCGAGGATAGCGACGCGCTGGCGGCGGTCACGCCGTGGAACGGACTGGAGGAGTGGGCGCAGGCTGACACTGGCATCAACCGCGTGGCGCAGCTCTACGCCGAGAAGCACTACGAAGCCAAGTTGCTGGACCAAGAACTCCAGAACCTCGCCATCAGTCTCAAGGAGGCCATCGGCGAGAAGGCTGGCGTCGTAGGCGAAGGCTGGTCTGCGACTTGGAAGCAGAACAAGTCAAGCCAGAAGGTGGACTACAAACTTCTGCTGGAGGCTCTGAAGCCTGCGGTGGAAGTCGTAGATGCGTACACGCGGGAAGTTCCCGGTGCGCGAGTATTCAAGTTCAAGACAGAGGAGGTGGACAAGTGAGCAAGATCGCAGCAGCACTAGCAGCACCATTCGATGAGAAGGACCTGAAGCATCGCCGAGGGCGAGCAGGGATGACCTTCACCTACGCCGATGCGCGAGCGGTCGCGCAGCGGCTGGATGATGTCCTCGGCATTGAGGGCTGGCAGTTTGAGGTCAAGGTGGCTGACCCGATCCGTGGCGTGGTTCACGGCTCGCTGGTCATCGTGATCGAGGGCAAGTCCACCATCAAGCAGGACTTCGGCTATCCGAACTCCACGCAGGATGACGAGCCGCTCAAGTCAGCAGCCTCGGATGCGCTCCGGCGCTGCGCCGCTCAGGTCGGCGTGGGCAGGAGCCTCTACAGCCCAGAGAAGGGTGTCCCAGTGCCACTTGGCAGGGTTGCGCCCCGCTCCGTGGCTCCTACAGGCACGCCAGAGGCTTCTAGCAGGATGTCCGCAGACGATCAGGTGATGGCGGCGGCGGCAATGCTGTTTGTAGCTGGAGCCAACGACGGCGCCTGCTCGCACGGCGAGGAGTGGCAACTGAAGCCAGGCGGCATCAGCAAGGCCAGTGGCAAGCCCTACAACGCGTTCTGGGCGGCGAGCCACAAAGCACCTGACGGCTCGTTCTGCAAGGACAAGCCAAGCCAGCAGTGGGTCGCAGCGCACTCTGCGGCACCGGCAAAGCCCAAGCTCGTGCCTGAGGAAGACCTCAGCGAGTTGCCGTTCTAAACATCTCTGGGGGGGTGGCAGCGGGTTCTGCCGCTCCCCAACTAGCAGGAGGACAAATGGATCAAGTCAAAAATGTGTTGGCAGTTATGGCAATCGCTCAGCCCGATAACGAATGGGTCCGCAGGGAAAAAGAAATCAAGGCGAAGAAAAATCTTAGGACGCGAGCCGCTAAGTACAACTTGGCTGAAAGCGAGGTTGAGGGCCTGCTGTTTGAGGGGTGCTTCTTTCCTGGCTGCGTGACCACGGAGACACTTGCCATCGACCACGACCACAGTTGCTGTCCCGGCGTTAGTTCTTGTGGCAAATGCGTTCGAGGTGTTCTCTGTTTCAGGCACAACTCGCTTCTTGGTCAACTAGAACTTGTCGCCGAGTTCTCTTGGTGGGTCAATCGCTACTTGGGCAAGAGCCTGCTAGTTGAAACTCGCAATAGGGGTCTTGGTGAGGGGCTACGCGGCAAGGCTATGAAGAGGGTCGCGAAATGATGCTGGCCGCAACGCCACGAGAGCTCCAGGTCGCATCACAAATGGTCGCTGGCGAACTGTATTCGCTCGTCCGGCTTTATGAAGAGGCTCACGGTCGATCCACGATTACGGTCAAATGGGCGAATAGTTGGTCAGTTAGTTGCTATCCGTATGGAGAACCACAATCAGAACTAAAGATCGTTGCGGTGGCCACTTCGCTTGATGAGGCGATGATCCTACTCAGCGGTCAAATCAAGAATAGAAACAGGAGGACGAAATGAATCTATGGATCAAGTGGTCAGCACAGGCACACAAGGACGCAATCATCAGCAGCCTCACGCATCTTCAGTTCCGCGCCTTCGTCATCATCCTTGAAGTGTCAAAGGAGATGCGGAAGGGGGGCGAGTTCCGAGACCGAAAGCACCTCCAGACAATCCTCGGACCAGAGTTCTCTCGCGCGGTCCCTCGGCTTATTACCGAAGGCTTGCTGGAGGAGTCTCAGAGCGGTCTCATCACCGTCTCACACTGGTCTCGCTGGCAAGTCGACCCGACCTCAGCCGAACGGCAGCAACGCAGTCGTGCGGGAAAAGGGGCTGAGTCACGGTTCGGTCACGCACTAGAGAAGAGCAGAGAAGAGAGAGAGAAGAGCCAGACTCTTACTAAGCGACCAGCGAGTCTGCGAGAGATTCTTGGAGGACAGGGATGAATGAGCAGCAGCTACTCACGCACCTGGCACGAACGAGCGTGCCGAACCTAGAGCGTATGGAGTACGGCTTCAGCCACTGGGACTGCACGGCCTTCTACGAGACCTCTCTTGGGAGGGTGGACTTCATCTTGGAACTGAAATGCCGAGAGACCCACTACCCAGAGATGCTCATTGAGCAGGCGAAGTACGACTGGCTGATCGAGGAGGCAGGCAAGCGTTCAGCGAAGCCAGCCTATGTGAACTGGACGCCGCAAGGCATCTTCGCGTGGGACCTGTATCGGGTGAAGGAGCCGAGCTGGGCGCCTCGCCTGATGCCAGCCACCACGCACTTTGAGGACACCGAGGAGATCGTCAAGGTGGTCGGCTTCCTGCCGGTCGTTGATGCGATTAGGCTACCGTGAGTAGGTCGGTGGCGATCCTCGGACCACAGGGTGCTGGGAAGTCAAGCATCGCGGTGCTGTTCGGTGAGCATCGTGGCTACCAGCGGCACGGCATCGCTGACGCGATCAAGCACCTCGCCAACCTTGCCTATCGGCAACTGGGCAAGGACGAGACCCTGACGGTGGACCGCTACTCAGGGCTGACGGTGATCACTGGGCGCGAGCTGCTCCAAGACATTGGTGCGGCCTTGCGTGAGGTGGACCGCAAGTTCTGGCTCCGCGTCTGGCGTCAGGACTACTTTGAGATCCAGCGGATGGGCTACGGCGTGGTCATTGACGATGTGCGTCTGCCGGAGGAGGTGGACTACCTCAGGATGGTTGACCCACAGATCTTCGTCGTGCGCCTCACCGCTGACCACGAGGTCAGGGAGCGCAGGATGGGTGGGCAACTGATCGGCACAGGCGACATCACAGAAATGGGATGGACAGCAGCCGAGTTTGACCTTACGGTGGACACCTCGGACATCTCGCCAGAAGAAGCGTATCGTCAGATCACGGATGCTATGGAGGAGGTTGTATGAACGAACTTGAAGTGCTTGCCGCACAGGTCGGCTATCGAGTCCAGGACTGCGTGCAGATTGAAGGCGTCTGGACGGTCATCCTTGACGATGAGACTGGCGAGATCAAGACCACCGGCGCAACCGCTCAGGACGCCATTGAGAAGATGGTTGAGCGGCTGGTCGCCGTGCTGAACAGGGTCGGACATTGAGTGGCTGGGAGAGCATCGGCGTGCTGTTGGTCTTCGCCAACATCGTGCTGGCGTTCCTCATCGCGGCCGCGCTTCCTAGAACCAGCAAGGCAGGGGGCGGCGCAGCGGCTACGATCTATCTCGTGGTGGCGCTTGCCAACACAGTCTGGATGGCAAGGAGCGCACTATGGCCGCAGTGAAAGCACAGCGTGGTGGACCACGCAAGGAGCCAGTGTTCGCAGCGACGCAGTGCGCCGCGTGCAACGGCGTGCTGGACACGCTGAAGCAGGCGTGGCGCGTCAAGTCGATCTACTTCGTCGGCACCAAGCGACACAGCAGCTACGCCTGGCATCACAGGACCTGCGTCAAATGAACCGCATTGAGCGCGCTGCACCGTTCCTTGATGACAAGGTGGTCGCCGTTCAGGAAGGCGCTGATGCGTGGTGCGAAGAGCC